CAGCCGCGTTCAAGGACTCTCAAGCACGCAAGTACGGCAAGGGTCACGGCGGGAAGGGCAGGATTCCGTGTCCGATTTGCAGAACAGTTGGCAGAGACGGTGTGTTGGTGTATCTCGTGTCATCCTACAGCGGGCACTTGCGTGGACAGTGCACCGAAGATGGTTGCGTGAATTGGGAGGAGTAGGTAAATGGACATCATAGTGGCACGTGAACGCTTCAAGCAGTGCAGACTCCAGTTCAGAGACATATTTGGTCGGGAGTTGAGTGACTTTTGGGATGTCCGAACACCACTCGGGCTGTCTCTCGGATTCGACATCACAAAGTTTGACAACGAGGTAATTAAGTCCGGCAAGAAAGCAATGAGCGCTGTAGTCCTAAAATGGTGGGGTCATGCAGGACACGAGCTGGTGAAGAAACTCATCGGGCTATAATTAATGCAGATGGATTGTGCTCACTTCATCGTGTACGAAGTTAAGAGAAAAGAGAAGACAAAGTGATTTATAAACTCACGCTTCGTAACTTTCAATCGCACGAAGACACCACGCTGGAGTTCAGCCGCGGCATCAACGTCATCGTGGGTTCCTCCGACGTGGGGAAGACAGCCATCCTCCGCGCGCTGCGGTGGCTCACATGGAATCGCCCTCAGGGACACGCGTTCGTGAGCACGTGGGGCGGTCCGACGGCTGTGGTGATAGAGACTGCAGAGGGTGACAAAGTTGAGCGCGTCAAGGATGAGTCGGACCGATACATCGTGGGCAAGACACCGCTGGCTGCAATAAGAACCGACGTGCCGGAGGAGGTGTTCAAGACCCTGAACATGTCCGAGCTCAATTTTCAATCTCAGTTTGACCAGCCATTCCTGTTGACCGACAGCTCCGGTGCCGTGGCACAGCACTTCAACTCCATCGCGCACCTCGACGCCATAGATTTGGGGTTGAAAAACATTCAGCAGCAGATACGTCAGTTGGATGCATCCATCGTGTCTGGATCTGCGCGTGCGGTTGATCTGGAGAAGCAGCTCAGCGGCTACGACTATCTAAAGGACATGGAGACTGACGTCACGCTTGTCGAGGGCATGGAGAAGCAGCGTGTCGCTTTGATGGTGAGTTGGTCACGTCTGGACACTGCTCTGTATGAATTGAAAGCAGTTGATGCAGAGATCGCCGATCAGCAAGTATTGCTCGATCTTTCTGATTCCGTGGATCTCACCTTCGACTTGATGAAGCAGCGTGATGAAGTAAAAGCGAAGTGTGCATCCTTGAACAACACCCTGAACGCGCTGGAAGAAACAGAGACGGTAATTGACAGCCAGCAAAAGTTGGTCGATCTCTCTGATTCTGTGAGCAGCACGCTTGACTCCATAAAGCAACACAAGGAAACTGAAACAAGGTGGGCCGCTCTGTGCGATTCGGTACTGAGGATCAATCGACTGGATGAGCAAGTTGAAGATCTGAACAAGTTGGTGGACTTGGAATTCGATGTAGGCTCGCTTCTACAGCTCGTTGAGTCAGGCAGGAATAGTAACACACGGCTCGGCGCTCTGAAAACACTCCTGGACGAGGTAGACGATAACAACAGGCAGTCGAAAGCGACCTTGGAAATGCAAAACAGGTTTGAGAAGATATTCCACGACAACATGGCTGTTTGTCCGCTGTGTGGGAAGTCACAATGAGAAGAAACAACAGCATGCTCAGAAAAGCCGACGCGATTCTCACTGATGACTGGCATTTGCGGGATGACCGCCCGGTGTGTCGCACGGACGACTTTGATAAAGCACAGTGGGAAAAGGTGTCGTTCGTGGCGCAGCTCCAGATCAAGCACGACTGCCCTGTGATCCACGCCGGCGATCTGTTCGATCACTGGAAGCCGTCTCCGTATCTCCTCAGCAAGGCGATTCAGTATTTGCCGGCCAGATTTTATACCGTAGCTGGACAGCACGACATGCCACAGCACAGTTTGGAGCTGATGGACAAGAGCGGCATCAACGTGCTTGCTGTGGGAAAGCATATTGAGTTGTTGTCAGGTGGGCACTTTGGCATGGAGCCGTACGTTTGTCCTTACCTGGAGCGTGGTGGTCGTCAGATCATGGTGTGGCACACGCTGACGTGGTCGGGTACTCGCCCTTGGCCCGGGTGCGAAGATTTGTCAGCTTTGGAGTTGTTGAAGATGTACCCCAAAGCTGATCTGATCGTGACCGGTGACAATCATCAGACGTTCGTGGAGGAGTACAAGGGACGGTTGCTGGTGAACGCCGGAAGTCTCATGCGCACAACCACCGATCAGATCGGGCACCACCCGTGTGTGTTTCTGTGGCACGCGGATATGAACACTGCCGAGCCGGTGTACTTGCCGATCATGGACGACGTGATCAGCAGAGAACACTTGGAGAGGAAAGAGGAGCGCGACCACCGCATCGACGCATTCGTGTCCAAGTTGGTGGAGGATCACGACGCTGGATTGTCGTTCGAGGACAACCTGCGTGAGTGGGCGAAGAAGAACAGGGTCAGGCAAGGCGTGATGGACATCGTGTGGAAGGCGATAGACAAGGAGTCTGTATGACAGAGAGGGAGTTGCTGGACATAAAGGCAAACATCGAGAAAGCCAAGGCGAAGGTGTCGGAGCTGAACGGAAAGCGGCAGTACATGATGGACGCACTCCGCACCGAGTACGACTGCAAGACCGTCGCTCAAGCTCAGGACAAAGCGGAAGAGCTGGCCAAGGACGCGGCCGGGACTCAAAAGAAGATCGACAAGAAGATGGCCGACATAGAGGAGCGCTACAATGCCGTGTACTGTAGAGACGTTGCGCAATCATCTGGAGCAGCAAAAGGGGCGCGCCCGTCAGATCGAAGATGACCTTGCTCGCACCAAACGAGACATAGAAGCAAACAAGAAAAGCCTCCACAAGCACGAAGAGGCTCGCGAAGTCATACGCACCGTGGGTTTGGCGACGCAGCAACAACTCACTTTCCACATCTCTGACATCACCACGCTGGCTTTGGAGGCGATATACCGGGAACCGTACAAACTGTCTGTTGAGTTCGTGCAGAGACGCAACAAGACGGAGTGCGACCTGACGTTTGAGCGCGATGGAAACAAGATCGACCCCATGTCGGCGTCTGGTGGTGGTGCAGTCAACATTGCCTCGTTTGCTCTCCGCATAGCATCGTGGTCGATGCAGCGTCCGAGATCCAGGAGTGTGATAATCTTGGACGAGCCTTTTGTCAATCTATCAGCCGACTTGGTGCCTAAGGCTTCTGAGATGCTGCGACAGATCAGCAAGAAACTCGAGCTTCAGTTGATAATCGTCACGCATTCAGATTATCTGATGGACGAGGCAGACAAGGTGTTTCGAGTCACCAAGCGCAAGGGTGTGAGTCAGGTGACGTGTTGATAGAGGAGAAGATATAAATGGTGGAGCAGTTGTTGGAGATAAAGAAGTGCCTCTTGGCTGACAAACTGCTGGTTGGAGAGATGAGAACGGCGGTTGAGAGTCTCGGCAAGAATCCCAAGCGTCCACTTGGCAAGGTGAATTCATGGTGGTGGTGGCTTGAGCCCGTTCACGGGTGCAATCTCGCGTGTGTCTTCTGTGGTATGCGGCTTTTCAAGAGGAATGATTGGCGCTTCGTGTCGATGGAGACGTGGCGTGTCACCATGAACATCATCGCCGAGCTGTCTCCGTATGGAAAAATAGGAATCGTCGGTGCCGGAGAGTCCACGCTGCATCCAGATTTCTACGAACTCGCCCGCGTGGTGGCAGCCGCTTGGTGCAGCGCCGTCTGTTGTGACTTGTAGACAGCAAGTGCGATATTTTTATAGGGGGGGAAATCTATGTTGCCTGAAAATAATGCATACGCCATTGTTGCCATGCGGACGATTCAAGACAATCCAAAGTGTGTGGCCAGAGTCATCATCCACAATGATGGTTGGGTTCAGATCGAAAAGATGACTCGCAAAAGTGTCATCGAGGAGTGGAAGTCAAAAGCGATCCGTCTCAGTCCGATGGATGTTCAAAGAATGATTGGACTGTTCGCCGATCCCAGCAAGTTCATGCCTGAATACGATGCTTCGCAGCCAGAACTTGATCCGCCATCCTGCGCTGGCTGCGGAGGAGAGATGTGCAAGAATGAAGAGGGCGGAGCTTGGACTTGTTTGAATTGTGGAAAAGGTTCAGGAGAGTGATAATAAAATGGCAGACAGAATCGGTGGGCACGTTGAAATAGGGACCAACGGAAAGGGTGAAGTTGTTTTCAATCATCCAGCCATGTTGGTTGACGAGAGTGGAGATGGACACATTATCTTCTCGCCGAATCAGGCCAGGGAGTTGGCTGCAAGTTTGCGCCGCAAGGCGGACGATGCCGAGGCTGAATTCATCGTAATTCACAATGGTAAGCTCAAAAGTGAATAGTTGAATTATTAAAAGCGCTTTACTTGTAGTCGACCGAGGGTTTATAGTTATTACCGACTTTTTGCACTTGTTCGAGACTGTGTCGCACAAGGCTGGTGAAAGCATGAGATACTGATGAGATCACGTCGAACAACACGACTTCCTTTTGATGAACAAAAGCATCGACAGCTTTTTGTCTGAAGTACAGGACGATCACGAGGAAGAGAGAAAACCTTTTCAAACTCTCAAAAATCGAAGGTGCTCAGCTTTTGCTATGATCGAGATCAAATCAGAAACCAAACTGCTTTGGGGTCACCCATTGAAAATATGGGACACGGGGCGCGAGATCAGGGTGCCACAGTTCGTGTTCCCGGTTCTCAATCACGCCGGATGCCTCATGGACAACAAAGCCACGTTGCTTCCCATCATCCTCTTGATATTCGATGACTACGAGCAACACGCGTTGCTGATAGACAAAGAGGGTCGCAACATAATGCTAGTGTTGGGGCCGGATCTCTCTGGCCCGGCCGAGTGCAAGTGCACCTGCAAGACGTGTCGAGAGCAGCATCAACCAGACGACGACACACCACTTCCGCAGCAAGGAACCCGCAACAGAAACGTAGATCCCCGACTCAGTGACAAGCTGGTCAGAGAGTTGACCGCCAAGAGGAAATACAGGTGAGAAAAAAGTACCCGTTCGATCTCGAGCCGAAGACCGCCGTGGCCACGGTGCCCAAGAACGGCAACGGGCACAATGGAAATGGAAAGGACAGTGGCAAGAACGGTGGTCCCCTCGATCTGAACGAAGCCTTCGCACTGAACGCCGAACGACAACGCCGCATCAACGAGGTCTTGATCAAAGCGATGGAGGCCGAGGGCAACACCTCTCCGAAGGTCGAGTTTCCCTGGCTCGGCAAGATCAAGCACCCGGGCAAGCGTGCCTTCCTGGCCATCTACGGACGCACGGGCAACATGACGTTCGCGTGCAAGATGTCCGGTGTGACCCGCAACACGGCGCGTGGCTGGGCCATCAATGATCTCGAGTTCAAGGCCATCTTCGAGAACGATGCCAAAGAGGCAGCGTGCGACTATCTTGAAAAAGAGGCGTGGCGGAGGGCGACCGAAGGCACGATGAAGCCCCAGTATCATCAAGGCAAGGTGTGCGGCTTCACGCGGGAGTTCTCGGACACGCTGCTCATATTCCTGCTGAAGGGCAACAGACCGGAGAAGTTCAGAGAGAACGTCTTTCTGCCTGGAGCAGGCGGGCCGGTCGAGATCAACATCGTCTACAAGGACACGGGAGGTGGGAATTGACGCCGAGGTGCTCGATGTGCCGCAGGCCTGGGCACTTCAGGGTGGCGGAGATGCGCGGCTTCAGGCGGGACCAGCCGGCCAGATACTGTCGTGAGTGCCTCAAGATCGTCGAGGAGTCCAAAGAGACCTACCACGAGGGTCTGGCCGAGCCACCGCACAACCACACCACGCTGTCCGTCGTGTGCGTGGTGGGAGGGTCGATAAGGAGGGGGTTCGCGTAGGATCATGAGCAGAGATCGCATGACGGACCTGACCGAGGAGGGGATCTGCGGGGTGTGGTCCGAGCCCACCGCAGACTCGATCATGGAGACGAGGAGGATGGGCGACGCGCTGCTCGGCAAAATTGACCGCACCAACAGGACCGTGATCAACATCATCTTACCCAGCGGGCGCGGTGCAGGCAAGACAGCAGCAATGAAAAAGGCCTTGGGAGTGATCGACATCGACAAACAGGATTATCAAATACGCGACGCACCGAAGGGCCTGTCAGAATGAACAACTGGAATCCAACGTCCTGGCCAGCCATAGTCAAAGGCGACGTCGAGGGGCACGAGTTCCGCGGGAATCAGTACACCGCGGGAGTGGAGAGTGCAAGAAGCACGGTTGTTGCGCACGGAAAAGAGACAGGCAACGAGCGCGTGATCGTGCTGGATCAGCATGGTGGCGTGGTGGGTGATCAAAAAGGCCACTTCTTTGGAGCCACCGTCTCGCAAGAAGTGGAAGCAAAGATGAAGGATCCCACAAATCAATTGTCCGTGGTCCACAACCACCCGGCGGGCCGATCACTCTCTGGTGGCGACGTGCGGTATCTGGCGGAGCACCCCGGGGTCAAGTCCATCGAGGCGGTGTCTCATCACGGGGCCTCGTTTCTGGCGGAGAGGGGCGGGAAGTTCAACGCCAAGCAGATGGGAGAGCAATACGACCGCGCGTACAAGAACGCAAGGGAGTCGCTGCTGAGGGACAGAGACGACGGGAAGGTCCTTCAGGATGATCTGGAGCACATGGTGGATCACGCCACGGTGGAATCTTTGGGGCGCTCCGGCAAGTTGCTGTACTCGGCCAATCTTTCAGGTCCGATGAAAGATTCGGTGGACAAGCATCCAGCCGAGTTCGAGAAGGCAGTGAGGGCGGCGGTCAAGAGCGCGTATTTCAAGAAGAGTGAGGGAAACGATCATCGTAGACGAAGCAACAAAGATCACCAGAGAGGAGTGAGACAAGATGGTGGAGTGGGGCTTGGTGCCGCTCCTACAACCACCAATGCCTCCTCAATCATTGGGCAGGGCCATCGGTCACGTTGACATCATTCGCGCCATACGTATGACCAGCCGATCAGAGACACCAAAAGAGACACTCAAGTCAGACAGAGGTATTTCACCCGACACCAGCCACACATCCACACAGCAGAAGCCGTCATCTATCCATACACCGTAGTCATATACTCAACCAAGCAGAGCACTCATAAAGAGGGAGAGCAGAACAAGGTGCGCAGAGGCTACAACACGCAGCAAGAGCGCAAGTACAAGGTGGAGCTCAGTGATTGCGCGCTGAACCCGCAACAGAAGCTCTTCATAGACTGCACGGCCAAGCGAACGGTGGTCAGGGCAGGCAGACGGGGCGGCAAGACGAGAGGTGTGTCGGAGAAAGCCGTGAAGCGCTTCCTGCAGCCGAAGTTCAACAGAGTTCTGTACGCGGCGCCCACTCAAGAGCAAGTCGAGGCCTTCTGGTTCAGGGTCACGTCGATACTGCTGCCACTGATAGACGCGGGCGTGTTCAAGAAGAACGAATCCGAGCACACGATAGAGCGCCCTGGAACACTGCAGCGCATCAGGGCGAAGACTGCGTGGAACGCGGACACGTTGAGGGGCGATTTCGCGGACTTGCTCATACTGGACGAGTGGCAGTTGATGTGCGAGGACGCGTGGGAGTTGGTGGGCGCTCCGATGCTCCTGGACACGAACGGTGATGCAGTCTTCATCTACACTCCACCCAGTCTGTGGACGAGACGAAAGTTCACGAGCAAGGCGAGAGACCCACAACACGCTGCCAAGATGTTTGCTGCTGCGAAACAAGAAGAGCTCAGAGCGTCGACCGAAGGGCGAGAAAGCAGATGGAGGGCGTTTCACTGGAAGTCGAGCGAAAATGGCTACATCAGTGCGGAAGCACTCAAAGAGATATCCAAAGACATGACGTCGATAGCAAAGCGCATGGAGCTCGACGCCGAAGACGTGACCGAGGCACCGGGAGCGCTCTGGACACGCGACATAATAGAAAGATACAGATTGCCCGTCGCACCGCCTGAGTTCGACCGCGTGGCGGTGGCCATAGACCCTTCCACCACGTCGGGTGGAAACGAGGCCGGCATCATGTGCGGTGGCAAGACGGCCGATCACGGGTACTTGGTGGAGGACGCGTCCATGCAGGGCAGTCCGCTTGATTGGGCCACCAAGGCCGTGCACGTCTTCAAACGACACAAGGCGGACTTCATCGTGGCGGAGAGCAATCAAGGCGGCGAGATGGTCGAGACCACGATACACATAGTCGACGGCAACGTGCCAGTCACGCTGGTGCATGCCAGCAGGGGCAAACAAGTCAGGGCAGATCCGGTCAGTGCACTCTATGAGAACGGCAAGATGCACCACGTGGGCTCGTTCCCCGAACTGGAGGACGAGCAGTGTCTGTGGGTGCCAGGGCAGCCATCTCCGAACAGAATGGATGCACTCGTGTACTTGGCGACGCACCTGCTCATAGAGAACGCGTGCTCGGGCTTTCTGGACTACTACAGTCAGAGAGCTGAGCGCATGGGCAAAGAGCAGGCAAGGGAGCAAATCAGTGCCTAAAACGAAGAACACGTGTATTCAGGGGGCTGTCATACACCCAACAACTCTTGGAGGCTCGCCTGGGTGCGGTTGTTGGGAGATAGTCCGTGGGTTTATACGTCTCGCCCGCGTTGCAGTCAGCCACGGACTGTATACAGTGTGTGACCACAGTCCGTTCTGTCGCACACACACCTCCACCAGGCAGAGTCTGGTGACCTGTGACGCGACACCTCACCCCCCTGCTGCCTATAACCAGCCACCGATTCGGTATAGCAGTCCTTGGGTCCGAAGGTTTGGTGGTGTCAAATGAACCCTCGTTCTGTCATACATATGGCGCGGTGCAGGGAAGCACGTGTCTCGACTCTGCAGCATGATGTTCGAGGGCGACAAACGGACTTTGGTTCTGTCACACGTGATGAAGTTGATGAAATGCATCGGAGTGAGTCTGCTTTGCGTCTTTGATGCTGCTGTATACACCTTTGCACATCTTGTTGTTGCTTTGTTCTTTGTTGTTGAGTCGTTCTCTGTGGTTTGCACTTTGACCTTCCATGATTTGCTCTCCGGTGAGCGGCCGTGACGGTGAAACGGTGAAATAGATCATATGAGGAGCTGATATGAAGAACATGAAGTTAGGAAGACATGGGTTTATCGGAACAGTAGCAGGTATCGCGGTCGGGGGTAAAGATTGGCTTGAAGGCCGCGACCACCATCTCTCCGGTGAGTACGCAGGTTGACCCGCCCATCGACGAGGACGGACTTTCGTTCAGCCCGAGCATGAGCCCATCGGATTCGTTTTCGTTCGGGCCGGATGGTGAGGATTGAAGTGAAATTGATTTCTTTACTTACGCTGGAAAAGGAGAAACTGAGATGATGACATTCAGAAGTTCACGAATCATTTACTACGGGCCCCATGCCTGTGAGCGGTGTGGGCGAATGATCTGCAAGATGGCCTTGGAGAACGGTGGAAACGCATTCGATTATCCCGATGGTCCGATTTATCCGAATACCGAGTGGCACCCTCACGTCTGCGATCCTGACACGCCCAAGACAGAGAACAGCGCGCGGGCCACACTGCGCACGGATCCACCCACTGGCAGCGTGAAGATCCCTGAAGTAGATACGAACACACCCATCGACAAGGCGGTCTTCGGTGATGCTCAGTGTCAAATCACACTGACATTGACCAAGCAGGGGCCTTCTCAAATGATGATTGAGACTTTCTTCGAGCCTGACAATCCATATCACATGTGGCCGGCAGATCACTATGAACGGATGCAGGGTGCCCTCAAAGGACTCTTGCAGCAGATGGAGGATGGAACAGTATGACCCGCCTCGGAAGATCGATCGAAGACAAGAACCTGTTGTTGAAGGAGCTTCACGAAATCGAAAAAGCAGAGAAGTCTGTTGATCAGATGTCGCCGGAGCAGCTCTTCAAGGCAATGCTCCCTATCTCTGGCACGCCCCGCAAATCCAAGCCAGGAGACAGGATAGAATTCCCGACCGGCCGGACCTACAAGGTCGGTCCCCGTGGCAACCTGATACGCTTGCAGGAGGAAGAATCGTGAAACCCACCATCGGCAGGATCGTGCATTTCAAAGGAGAGAGCGGTGTTTGTCTGGCTGCGGTAGTGACCGCCATCCACGACAATCAAGAAGAGATCGAGCTGGTCGAATTTTTTCCTTATCATCATGGCAGTATACACAGTCATCACAGCCAGTCAGGCGTTCGCTTTGGAGACGCGGTCGGGACCTGGCACTGGCCCGAGCGGGAACCTGCGGATGTCGTCGCCGTCGATTGCAGTGCTCAACCGACGGCGGTGGAAGATTCTTCTGCTGGATGTGCACACCGTCGGATCACGATCGAGTTGAACGAGTTGCCTGACGGCGGCGTGCACACGACCAGGATCGTGGAGCCAGGAACGCCGTTCAAGGATTGGGACGCCCACCACGTGAAGTGCCTGCTGCAGGAGTTGATCAACCTGACGCGGGACATGACGGAGCATCGACGTGACTGATTCCCAACGCGAGCATTGCATCGAGGAGGGGATGCGGGAGGTCGCCATCGTCTCCCGCATGTACGTTCGCGGCAAGTCTCACGTTGAACTCGACGACATCCGGCAAGACGGGATGGTGGGGATGTTGCAAGCTTTGGTGAAGTTTGATCCGCGGCGAGGGACCAAGTTCGCGTCCTTCGCCAACCGTCGCGTATCGGGATCCATCCTGGATGGTGCTCGAAGGACAGACGTGCTCGAACGCAATCATCGAAAGCGAGTCAGGGCTGGGATTGATCGATCCCCGTCGTTCATCCATCTCGACGATTCGGACCACACCGTTGATCTCCCGGTCGCCTCGTCGGCTCACCAGATCGAACTGCAAATAGATCTGCGCGCTGCCGTCGCTCGTTTGCCTCGGCTTCTGCGCAGGGTCGTCACGATGTATTATTTCGACGACATGCCCATGCACGAGATCGCCCGTGTTTTGGGGGTGTGCAACAGCTGGGTGAGTCAACTGCTCTTGGAAGCACGACTTCGGCTGAAGGAAATCCTGGAGGCAAGGCAAACAAGATGAAAGATCTCACTGAATTGAGAAAGGAGTCGTCATGGTGACCGAACTGAAGAAGCAGGAAGAGGAGCCCGAGGGCAAAGTCGACGTCGAGGAGGGATCTGCCGAGGAGAAGCTGGCCTTTCACCGCCAGCGGGCCGACAGGTATCTCGCGCTGGGCTCGACCCGCCTGGCGAAGCACCACACTGAGATGGCCAAGAAGTTCGAGGGTGAGATCGCGGCCAGGCAGGATCTGACGAAGGGCGGCCCTGGGTCTGGAAACTTCGGGCATGAGGGGCGGCCAGGCGAGCAGGGTGGGTCCGGAAGCGGGTCCGGCGGTGGAGGAGCGGGAGAATGGTCACATCTATTTCCGATTCGAGAGCATGAACTTCACCCTGATCACCACGATAAAGGGCATGAAGACAACCGCATGGTGAAGGTGGGAGGTGAGAAAGCTGGATATGCCCGTTTCAAGGAGGACAAGAATAAAGGAACGAAGGGCTGGGTTGCCCACGGTCCAAATGGCAACCCTATCACTGGTGTCAAATATCCGGACAGGGAAGGTGCCGTTCGGGAAGTTATCAATCGTCGTATTGAAAATAAAAATAAGTCCGAATCCTCCGACCTCCACGAGCACGACCAGATGTTTGCCGGCCACCAGCCCCTGCCCGAAGCCTCGGCCCAGTGCGGCGCGACCCACGGGGACTTTCCCGCTGCTGTTCCCCTGGCGCAGACGTTTCACGATCTCGCCCCGGCCGTCCAGGCTTCCGATCACTCCTCGATGTTTACCGGCATCAGACTCGCTCCCGAGACGAACGTCTTCAAGGGGCTGATCATGAAGGGCGGGCCAGGCTCGGGAAACTTCGGACATGAAGGCAGGCCAGGCGAACAGGGCGGATCGGGAGGAGGAGAAGGCAGTTCTGGTGATGGAGATAAAAAGGAAGGTGATACTGCACGCGGTCCAGCTTTGACTGAGGCGGGCTACAAGCAGCGCAGTGTTCCTGCTCGCCCGGATATGGCTTATTATGACAAGCCGGGGCAAATGGAATATCGTGGTAAGACCGTTAGTGGGATGCATCAAATTTCAGTTGATAAAGAGACAGGCAATTGGAATCATGACTTTAAGATAAAAACATCCAATCCAGACTCAACTGCCGTTGGCAGCAGTACTTCATATCTTCGAACGGTTTCGGTATCGAGTGGAAAAGGGGGTGACAAGAGTCTTCAATGGTATCTATCCACAAAGAAATCTGAATCCTCCGACCTCTACAAGGATGACTTCTACCTCCCTCCTGGTGTTGACGTAATTCCTGCTACTGCGGATTTAGCGTCACTGATCCCCGAAGGTAAAGCTGAGACGGATATGTCCGAAGCCGCCCTCTCCACGCAGGGCAACTCGGGCAAGACGGGTGAGGTCATCGTGACTACACAGGAGTTGACGGACAAGAACATCCTCGACACCGCTCCCGCGGAAGAAGTCTTCACTTCACCTGAAAAGCCCCGCCTGTTCAAGACCAAGAACGACGGCGTGATTCAGACCTACCGGATTCCGACGGGCTTCGTCGTCGAGTACAAGGACAAGCTCGGCGCCAGGTTGGAGCACCACGAGTTCTCCACCGATCGCTCGGCGCGGGACACAGCGATCTATCTGGTGGCAAAGAAATAACGAAATGAAACTCTTCGGACTTTGGATAACGACCGACGCGCTGCAGCGCAGGCTGATCCGCGCCGTCAGGCATGAAGTCGAGATACGGACCATCAAGACTTGCGCTGATCACGTCCGGCAGATCTATGAAGACAATCACCTTGCTGGCCACCACAACATCGACAAGCGGATGGCCTTGCAGGTCGCCGAGGCATCGCTGAAACAGCTGTACAAAGACACGCAGGATCAATTCACACCACCACGGGAACCTGTAATTCAAGAATGATCATGGAATCTGAAAAAGTACCCGTAGTCCAACAGCATGATTGGGCTTGGGCGATCACTGATGAGCAGAAGCGCCCGGATGGTATGTTGCGCATCCGGTGTCAGACGGATGGATTGATCTTGGTGATACCGGTCGAGGAGATAAAACGCATGGAGCGGATTTATAAATCGCTTTGGATGAGAAGGAACTGACCCGATGGCTGCCAGCATCAACACCAATCTGGTTCGTAGAACGGACATGTCGGAGATCGCCAAGAATCCAGGAGCATATCTGACCGCCCGCAGTCAGTCCTTGGCGGGTCAGGCCGCGCAAGCCCTCGGTGGTTTCTCGACGGGCTTCATGCCTCCGGGTGAGCCGTTGGCGCCTTACGAGCGGGACATGGCGAACACCCGCAAGTGGGATTATCCATCGTCGTACAACATCCAGTTCATGCCACGGGCCGGACTGACGGGCTTCGACGTTCTTCAGGCGATGGCTGCTTGGGATCCGGTCAGGTATTGCATCGAGGCGAAGAAGAACAAGATCAGAGGACGTGAATGGGCCATCGTGCCGATCGAGGCAGAACGCGACAAGATCGACAAGTATCAGGACAAGATGGAGGCGTTGACTAAATATTGGATGAAGCCGAACGGCAGGGATTCGTTCGCTATCTGGATCGCGGCGTTTCTTGAAGACTCGTATCTATACGACGCGGCGACGATCGCCCGCTGGCCGACCCGGGATGGCAAAGGTGTTGCCGCGCACGAGGTCTTGTCGGGGAGGACGATCAAACCGCTGATCGACGTCACTGGTCGCCCGCCCGCTCCACCCTACCCGGCGTTTCAGCAGATCATAAAAGGTGTTGTCTATGAGGGCTTCACCCAGGATCAGATTTTGTACTGCGTTCGGAATCCGTCGAACGACAGTCCATACGGCATGTCTGAAGTCGAGTGGCTGCTGCTGAACATAAACATAGCTCTTCGTCGGGACATCTATGATTTGAACTACTTCACACAGGGAAATGTACCGGCTGGTTTCGCCACGTTGCCGAAGGAATGGTCGATGACGCAGATCATGGAATTCACGGACAAGTTCAATGCTTCGATCGTGGGTGATCCGAATCTTCGCAACCGCCTTCACTTCATGCCCGACGGGTTCAAGCTGGAGCGAATGATCGAGCGTGACATGTCGATCAAGGTCACGAAGATATCCGAGTTCATCGTCCGTAGGTGTTGTGCCATCTTTCACACCAGCCCCACTCCGTACGTGTCACAGATGAACCGGTCCACGGCGGAGACAGCCGACACGGCGGAAGACGAAGCCACAGAACCACTCTGGAACTTCATCGAGGATATCATAACGAACGAAATTCAGACCGTTCAGGGCATGCCACAGCTTAGGTTTATATTCACTGAAGAGCGGACGACGGACGAGAAGGCACAGGCCGAGAAGGATGTCATGCTCGTCAAGAGCGGCATCATTTCCATCGATGAGGCCCGGATGAACGCCGGCAAGAAGCCCATCGGGATCCCGAATGGTATCATGTCGCCGACTGGCTTCATACCGATCGAGGGCGAGGCGAAGGATTATCAACAGCAGTACAAGAGTTATTTCGAGAAGCACCCGAATCAGGATACTCAGACCGAGACCACCGCAGCAGCCACCGCATCAATGCAAAATCCAACCTTGCCCGAAACGCCGCTTAGTACTAAACCGGTCGTGCCACCCGCAATAGGTGTCAAGGCCGCGCCGCAATTAAAACCTGTCGTTAAGCCAGTGGCCGGCGGTAAGGCAGGCCCCCCGGCCACGAAGCCCGAGTCCAAGGCTTTGGCTGCAAAGACAAAAGTCGAAAAAGGTGACGGCACCGAGGGTGGTTGGTACGGAGTTGATCTGGATGGCACGCTGGCCGAGCATACGAAAGACAAATCGGTCATAGGTGATCCGGTACCGAAGATGGTCGAGCGGGTCCAGCAGTGGCTTGGCGAGGGCAAGGAAGTCCGCATCCTGACGGCCAGAGTCAGCAGCCCGGATTCGGCGCAGAACTGGCAGACAGAGAAACTGATCCGTGACTGGTGCCTGGAGCATATCGGCGTAGCGTTACCGATAACGAACGTAAAAGACCGGGACATGGTTGAGCTTTGGGATGACCGTGCAGTTGGTGTCGTCCGTGATACCGGAGAAGAGAAGCTGGCGAAGGTAGACGAGCTGTTCTCCGAGGTTGAATATGATTGTGATAGCGTGGACATAAATAAGTGCGACGTTGAGCTTCAGACGTGGCGCAAGTTTGTCCGCAACCGGATCAAGCAGGGAAAGCTGCTGCGCAAGTTTGAGACGAAAGAGATTCCTTTAGATACGGCGCGGGAGATCCAGGAGCAGTTGGAAGCTATCGAGAAGGGTGAAGATATTAAAAAAGTCACCTACCCCAAGAAAGATCCCAAGCTGGAAATTATACGTAAGCGGTCTGAAGAGCGGATGAAGGAAATCTTCGCCCGCATGTTCGCCGAGCAGGCTCAGGTGGTTATCAGTACGGTCAAGTCCAGGGTGCCGAATGTCTGAATTGTCCCAAGACGAGATCCATGCCATTATCAATGACATCGACTTGGATAAGATAAGCCAGAAGTATGCGCCGCAGATAGCTGACCTCTGGCGTGACGTAGTTGCTGCAGGTGGCTCGGCTGCACTAGGTACGATCTTGCCTGAGGACAACTTCGACATCCGTGACGTGAACACCGAGGACTTCATCCGCAGTCGACGGCTGGGCGAGAAGATAGTCCGAGACCTGGATGACTTCTCCAAGCAGCTGGTGAATGGAATAGATAACACCACCCGGACGCGGCTGCTGGGGGTCTTCAACCAGGCGCTGGCGGATAAGTCTGGTCTGCAAGGAATTACGGAAGGGCTAAAAGATACGTTCTCGGGTATGGAAGATTGGCGTGCGAAGATGATCGCGCGTACCGAGACTGGCTACGCACTTCAATGGGGGCAGGTTGAGGGATACGCTCAGGCGGGTCTACAAGCGGTAATGGTATCGGACGGTGACGGTGATGAGGACTGTGCTGCGGTGGATGGTTTGATCATCAGTCTGGAAGTGGCGCGGCAGTATCCACTCTCACACCCAAATTGTGTACGTAGCTTCCTTCCGATGCCCGGTGACTTCGGGCCGGATGACTTGGACGACGATGAGTTCCTAGCTGCGGTAGAGAAGGTTGAGACTGCCATACTTCAGAAGCTGGAGAAGTCTAATCCGGAGGGTATTAACCAGTATACGTATGGTGGTGGCCACGGAGAAGAAGACGAGCTGATCTCGGACGAGGCTAAGCAGGCACTCAGAGATTTGAAGACTGGCAAGAAGATCATTTTTAATTCCGAGAACCACACCGACATCCCTCCCGTAAAGGGGTGGAAGCACGCAGTATCCATACTGCGTAAGAAGGGGTTGGTGCCGGAATACAGTATGCACCTCGGGCCGGGACCGAAGCGGTGGTTCATATACACGGTTCGGATGAAGTCTGCTCTAGCGAAGAGGTTTGATGAGAACCAGGAGCGGGACGAGAGCGGCCGGTGGGTATCCGAAGGTGGTGGCCAGAATGCCATCTATGATAAGGAAAGCAAGACCTGGAAGCAGAAGAGCGGAAAGGATCTGCCGGAGCACTTTCAGCACATACGAATCCCTCCGGGTTGGAAGAACGTACGATATAGTGAAGATCCCAATGATGACATCCATGCTGTTGGAGATGACAGCAAGGGCCGTCAGCAAACCATATATAGCAAGCCCTGGAAAGAGCAACAGGCGACGGCAAAGTTTGCCCGTATAGAGGAGCTCGACAAGGAAGAAGGGCGAATCTCGTCAGACGTCAACCGGGACATACAGTTCGGTCGTAATAAGGAAGAGGCCTGCGCACTTCGTTTAATTATGAGAACCGGCCTTCGTCCTGGAGGTGAGAACGATACTGGTGGTGCGGTAAAGGCCTACGGGGCCACGACGCTTATGGGAAAGCACGTGGTTGGTGACAGTCCCAATAATGTGCGGCTGGTGTTTGTCGGTAAGAAGGGTGTTGCGCTGGATATTCCGGTAAACGACCGCGCGGTAGCCAGGGATCTCTTGGCTAGGCGGGATGCTGCGGGCCCGAGTGGACGAATATTCAACACGACAGCCGGGAAGGTACTCGACTATACGCACGTGCAGGATCATGGTGGATTTCAGACGAAGGACTTTAGGACCTTACTCGGCACACGTACGGCTCAGGAGGTGGTTGCCAGGATGCCTGCTCCGTCTGACGAGAAGACATACAAGCTGGCCGTAAAGGATGTGGCGAAAGCGGTCTCTGCCAAGCTGGGGAATACACCGACTGTAGCTCTTCAGTCCTATATACACCCGGTAGTATTTTCGAAGTGGCTCATAGGTGCTCATATTGGCAAGTTTGAGAATACTGATTTGGAGAAGGACTGGAACGAAGAAGACCACCCGCGTGGAGAGGACGGGAAGTTTATCGGAGGCGGAAGTGGGGTGCCCAAGCATCAGAGAGATATGCGATTCCCGACCAAGTACGGTCCGGGTACGAAATATCTGGATAAGGGTAGATATTGTGAGACTGACGCTGCCAGGATAGAGAAGGGCGTGCCAGAAGACGTGTTACGTCGCGATCTGAATGAGGATGGCAACCCTGTAGATATCTTTACGGCTATTGCTGGGCCTACGGAAGTAGACACACCTGAAGGTATTGTAGTGAATGATTACGGTGAACGTAGAGGGCTGTGCTATGAGATGGCTGCAAAGTTTGTAACCGACAACCCGGACTGGAAAGTGGTTCACGCTACGTTATACCCTCAGATTGGCAATTTTGAGAATTCTGTTTACTTTCACGGTTTCGCTGAGAAGGATAACGTAGTCTTTGATCCGGTATTTAATAAGTTTTATGACAAGGGTGCGTATTACAAGTATTATGCCATAACGGATGCTCGGTCATTCTCAGTCGCGCAAGTATATAAGCAGATGTCAAAGACTAGAAGATGGGGTGCGTGGGATGCCAGCTGATACTTTTACAGTAGTATCACTATCTGGCAGGCCCGTGGATGAGGCGACCCTTGCCAGGCTTAGGAAGCAGCTGGGTGAAGAGAAGGTTGAGAAGTCTGCCATAGCTTTCCCACAAGCTACGTTTATCGGAGCTGACGAGCCGGAAGATTGGCGTGCTATTCTTGCCGATGAGCCCGATGACGACGAAGAGCTGGACGTGACACCACCGGAAGTGGTTGCCATGCTCGGCTTCGACCCGCTGGAGTTTTCTGAAGAGCCTGTAAAGAAGTTCAACGACGTGCATGACGAGCGAGGCCGCTTTGCCAGTAGTAGTGGATCTGGAGAATTTATTGGAGAGGGTGATATCCCAAGTTCAAGTGATATAGATAATTGGAAGAAGCTGGATGATAACTATATCCGTCAGATGGCCGTCGGCAGTCCAGCATCTGACCGAGCAGTATGGCTAAAGCAGCAGGTTGAGAAGGATCTCCAGGATCGGCTATCGAAGCTCAGTCTAGAAGACAGGGCTGCGTATGATGCGTTTACGAAGGTATTTACACTTCGCGCAGATGATTATCCAGTACCACTTTCACCAGAAGAACAACTTGTTCACTCATGGGCAAGTACTTCACTGGATAATAATCCGACGGCTATGGTTCTTCAGGCTGCAGCTAAGAAGGAGTTTAATCTTACTGGTGCTACACTAGACCACGCTGGTGAGCATATTAGTGAACAGTATGGAGAGTGGGTTGTTAAGCCAGAAGCCGATCTTCAGATGAAAGGGGCACGCGTATTTCTTCGCACGATGTATAACCAGACGCAAGACTTTTATGCGAAGAACGGAGTTACTGAAGTCACCGTATTTCGTGGACTTGGACTACCACAAGAATCTGTAACGGCAGAGATGCGAAGTGCCCTAGATTCTGAGCGGGTAGCTGTCAAGACGCTGACGCTTCGTATGCAACCAATGTCGTCATTCTCTACGAATGTTAATACGGCGGCTAATTTTGTTGGCAGTAAGGACGATATGTACCCGATGATACTTGCCGCCAAGATTCCGGTCAGTAAGATTATCGCCACTCCGAGAACCGGATTTGGTTGTGTAAACGAATCAGAGGTAGTCGTACTCGGAGGCGTTACTAAAATGCACGCCGTATTCTCATATAACCAGGAGAACTTTTTTGACGATACAGAGAGTATGGATCCGAAGTACATCGTCCGTCGGTTGAAGGGAAACTGATGATCAACATAGATGCTCTGCCAGATAACCAAGACTGGCTGAAGATGACGTGGGATCTCCCGCCTTATAAATCGGAAGCATTCCTGGCGGCCGTGAAAGATCTGGACGCATTCCGGAAACGGCCCGTTTACCGGTTTGCAGTCGGTTCTGGGCTGATAAAAGACGACAAATGGGTCGGACGAGACTAGCAAACGTGCAAAAACAGCTCGGAACTCGTCCTTACAGCTCGGTAGACGTTTTTGGGACGTACCCCCACGTGCTACTATTCGGATCGGTTTTCCGACCCGGCTCCGTCAGTTAAGCGTAAAATTAGGAGATTGGAAATGCCGTACCCTACGATCGAGTCTCTGCCGGATCCGGTCAAGCAGCTGCTCCCGAAAAAGCAGAGACAGTGGCGTGCCATATGGAATTCTGTTTTTAGTCGCTGTACGGATAAGGGGGGAGATCCGAAGAAGTGTGAAGGGCAGGCGTTTGCTCAGGCGTGGGGTGTCGTAGGAAAGAAACTGAAGATGTCCGAGGCGGAGATTACTAAGGCTATCGAAGAGTCAAAACTTCAGAAGTGGGATGAGTCCGAGCACCCACGTGCAGAGGAGGGTAGTTCTGACGGCGGACAGTTTGTTAGTTCAGAAGATAGCGGTAGTGGTGGTGGAGAAAAGACACCGTCTGTAAAAACTGGGGGACGAATCAGTATAAAGGACTATCCGGCCGATGCGAAGGAAATCACACCTGAGATGAGGATGGCTCAGGCGAAGTATTCCGACATACGCTCAAATATGAGTAAGAATCTGAGAGTCATCTCGGAAGATCGGGCCAAGCTCGTGCCGGTTGTCGGAAAGATGTCGGAAGAGAATGCGGGCAGGATTATCTTCAACGCGAACGAGCAGCTTCATAACTATACCGGATATCTGGCGGGAGATACTACGTTTCGGGCCCGGGACTATGTCGATCGCGTCGGTACCATATTGCGTGATCCGTCACTAAAGGACTTGGATGCCGGATCCGTAGACGCCATGATGCAGGACTCGGTTCAGAAGCTGGTATATCAAGAAGTCGAATCTAACCGCCAGCAGTTCACCGATCATGGTATCAGGCACCTGGTTGGTAATGCACTCAGGGCTGATGACATCATGGTGAAGATGTCTGACGGGCAGGTATCTGCAGAGGATCGGCTGGCTCAGCAATTCATAATGGTCAATCATGACATCGGCTATACGTCGCCGCTAGTGAGAGAGGGTGGCCTGCGTGGCATCATGGTATCGGGTGATCATAAGATTTTCAGTGCAGCCATAGCAGAAGAGCAACGGGCGCAGTGGAACGAGGGCAAGATATTCTCTAAAGCAAAGTACGATCAGATCTGTAACGTAATCAAAACACATGACGATACGACTATAGATTTCAAGGGAGATCTGCTTGGTACCTCGACCAGAGTATCTGATAACCTGTCGTTGTTCACTAGTGAGAAGCTGCCCGGGATGTTTCATTACGTCAAGGGCGGAGAGCTTCACCTGACTCAGATGGGGCAGGCTGCCGCGGAGAAGGACTTTGCCAAGTTCGATAAGCTCCGTGACGGTCTGAGCAAGAAGATCGACAGTTCTAATCTGAGTACGGCGCTGAAGCGGGACTTGAAAGCCTCCGTGAAAGAGTTGAACTATATGACGCCAAAGTTCACTCTCGGTGTCCTGGCTGGGCATGTGACCAAGATTGACAAAGAGGGTGACTTACTGGCGGTGACGATCAAGCATGATCCGTTCGACGCGTTTCTCCAGAAGCACTTCGATATGGGGCAGAATAAGACGGACAAGCTTTTGAAAGACTACGGGATCAAGGACTACACCAAGACTGAATATGATCTCGGTGGAAAGATGAAAATTCGAGTTACCGGTGTCAAACTCCGCAAGGACGAAGACACGGAGATCGGTAAGGACGCAATTATCAAATCAACCCAGGAGGGTCAGGAAATGCAAGTAGAAAAAGCAGCCACGGAGGGATCGGTGTTCTTGACCCTTCCCATCTCAAAGGTTGACCAGGAACGTCGAATGGTTTATGGAACCATGACTACGGAGGACCTCGACAAGCAGGGTGACATCGTCGACTACGACGCCGCCAAGAAGGCCGTCGAGATCTGGCCGAAGAACATCCGCGAGATGCATGACACGACCAAGGCCGTCGGATCTGCTGTTGAGATCATGCCGAATGACGCCCAACGCAAGATCGACATCGGCGTCTACATCTCGAAGGGGGCGCAGTCGACGTGGGAGAAATTGCTGGATGGGACGCTGAAGGGCTTTTCGATTGGTGTGCCCCACGGCAGGTATCGTCGTGAACCTTGCGAAGTTCAGAAGGGCGCCGAGCTTGTCAAGGCAAACCGTCTCTTCTGCGACACGTTCTCGGAGGCCTCACTGGTTGACAACCCAGCCAATGCCAAGGCAACGGTGTATCTGGTGAAGTCGGCCGATGGTGGCTTGGTGACCACGGAGGCTGTAGGGATCCTGGAGGCTCCTGAGATGACCCCTGCTTTCAAGAAAGCCGTCGAGGTCGGGCTGGCTCCGGCACCTCCGCTAGTCGAGAAGATCGAACCTGTGGCCGAGGTCGAGAAAGCTCTCCCGGCATTCATCCAGGACAAGATCGACGCGAAGAAAAAGAAGGAAGAGGCGGAAGCCACGGGCAAGAAGCCTGGCGAAGAGGGCAGCAAGGAAGAGGAGGCGAAGGAGAAACCGGAAGAGGAGGCGAAGGAAGACAAGAAGGAGAAGTCTGAATCCTCCGACGTCCGGAAGTTCACCGAGAAGGAATTCTCCGCCATCAACAAGCAGGGAGAGGATGTGCCCTGGCCCACCGAATCATCTCCGGCTTTGTCCGAAGGTGGTGAGATCCGATTCATCCCGAAGTCCTTTGGTGAGGTTTGGGAAGAGACCGAAGAGGTCATCCTGTTTCCCATGTGGACTTCCACGCTCGCCCGCATCCTCCTGAACGCCCTCCAGTCGGAATCACTCACGGCCACCGAGAAGAAAGATCTCATGCAGAAGTCATGGGATGAGTTCTTGGTCGAAATCTCCGAGGAGCTGACCGAGGAAGGTGGAACGGTTCACGGTGCTGAAGAGAAGGTCGAGAAAGCAGAAGGAATTACCACCAACATAAACCTGACCGGGTATGATCAAGAGAAAGGCTCCAAGAAACTGACCCCGGACTTCTCGAACCTCACCGCAGAACAGAAGAAAAAGATGGAGGAAGAGACGGCCAAGAAGGTTGAAGGGACAGACCTGGAGAAGATAGGCCGCCGGAACAATGCTGCTGATCAGGCAAAGATCCAGGCCATGCACGACCACGCCTGTGATCTCGGGGCGGATTGTAAGGTACCTGAGAATCCCAAGCCCGTTCCTGCCGAAGAGAAGTTCGAGGCCGCCGTGATCGAGAAGATCACCGCCGCGGTCGTCGAGCGAATCGGCCAGATGGACATCACGAAAGCGGTCAGCGTGGACGTGAACAAGTTGCTGGCCTCGAGTTCTTACTTTCAGGATGCTGTGAAGACGGCCGTCGATGGTTCGGTCGAGAAGGTCACGAAAGAAGTCGAAGGCATCCAGGAAGATTTTGCAAGTTTGGAAGCAATCGTCACGGACGAGATCAAGTCTGTGTCGACCGATCTGAAAGCTGAAGTCACAAACGGAGTTACCAAAGTTGCAGAGATTACGTCAAAGCAAGAAGGTGACATCGCAAAGGTGACCGAAGCCGTGACTGGCGTCACGAAGAGGCTCGACGAACAAGCCCAACGCCTGGCTGTAGTGGAGAAAGCACCTGCATTGCCCATCGTGAAAGCGGTGGATCCAAGACAAGCGACGGTTCAAGGTGATGCAAGGGAACAGCCCGGAATCGATTCCGAGATCATCACGCTAACGAAGTTGGTGGATTCAACACAGGATCCGCTGACCAAGCAAGCGCTCGGACGTGAGCTGGCCCTCCGCATGATCAGGAAACGTCAATAGTAACCTCACACTGACTCTAACATAGGGTTGGAGGATTTGTATTTATGAACGAGAATTTAGTACCCTCATCCATCGGCACGATGGAGCAGTATCAGGCTGTGCTGAACCTCACGAAAGAGGCTTTCGGCAAGCCCATTTCGCTGTTGCCCCCGGAGATCATGAAGACCGGGTTGACGACCAGCTCGGGATTGACTGGGTACGATCTCAGTGGACCCTCGAAACATTTATACCCAGTAAACTAGAAAAGGGGATCAAATGCTGGGTCTAAACTCCGCTATTACGACGAAACTCTTTATTTATATCCTGTTCTGTCTAGGAATAGGTTATATTTGTAAAGACAACGCCGTGGAAAGATTGGTGGCAGCCGCCATCAAGAATCCCGAACGACTATACGCGGAGGAGAAAGTCAATGCGCAAGGGAAACAACAAACGTGGCGACAATATCAGCAAAGCTCTAAAGAAGTTGTACAACGGAACGCTACCCCCTCATCATTTAGCTGCTTTGAGGAAAGCACACAAGAATCCAATAACGAGGGAGCGCCACCGACAAGCCACGATCAGGCAACTTGCAAACAGTTCTCACAAGTCACAGTACTCTCCGATAGAGATTGCTCTTCAGAAAGTAATGAGACAAGCTGGGATCAGTTTTGTGTGTCAACAAAAGCTACTGGACAGATATGTAGTCGATTTCCTTGTTACTGGCAAAAAGTTGGTGATAGAAGCAGATGGTTGGACTCATCGATTGGCTGTCTCGAAACGAAAGGATCAAAATCGAGACAGAAATATGATGAAGGCTGGGTTCACAGTTCTTCGTCTTCGCGGTGCATCGATAATGGGAACTCCATTATTATGTGTAAAGAAGATTCAAGAACTTATGGACAAACTTCCCGGAGAAGTTCCGTCTGTTCAAACCGTAATCTGCAAAAGCCAGCGAGGTTCGAACAACCCTATGTGGGGTCACGCGCCTTGGAACAAGGGGATGTCTATAAAGACCAACAAAAAGTGGAAGCAGGCTTACGAGAAAAGTCGAGTTACATGCAAGATGATTGGACTCAGCGAAATCATGAAAGCTCGCTGGGTCAAATATCGAGCCAGATTCGACTGGAAGCAAATGATGAAGGATTACAAGCGTTTCCACTCTGTCAATATAGTAGCCAAGATGCACAGCGTTGGACGCCGACAGCTTCGAGAATATCTCAGAAGCAAAGGTGTTATCTTAGACGGACAAATTCGCGGTGCTGGACTTATTGCTTATTGGGCTCGAATGAAAGAAGTTCACAATCGGCCAGAAGTACGAGAACAGCGCTGCCGGGTTCACAATCGACCAGAAGTGAAAGAACGCCATCGTCAGGCTTCATTGAAACTATGGGCCGATCGTCGTCAAAGAAAACTTTCTTAAGACATAGTCTGAACTTGCAGGTGACTGCAAGAGGTGAGCAGAAATGTCTCATCCCTGACTCGCCGGAGTCAGAGCAACAAATTTGGTTATCCCCGCTCCGCAATCGTTTCGCCCGCAAGATGGGTGCGATCGGTTCGGCGGCGACTCACTGGAAGACGATCACGGGCATCAA